ATGTGCATCAGTAATCATGCACATAGTTTTACCACCACCAGTAGGCACAATCACCTGACCTTTAGTGGTATGAGTCATTGTCTTAACAATCCTCTCTTGATGAGGACGTAATTTAATCATAAATTTCCCTCAGTACATATAATATAGAATCACAGGGAACAAAAGTCAAGTGGGAGTGGACAGTTATGAAATTGTACCAACTATATTTATCAACTGTACTGGTTTTTCTAAATCTTTCTTAGATAATACATCTTCATTGTTATCTAACCAATCTATTATGGGTTGTCCACTATATCCATTTGTCCATACATACCACGCATAAACCATCATACCAGTATTATACTTACCATCTTTTCTCAATGCTTCACCTAACATTGGATACCTAGTGAATACATATACCTTTTCTAATCCATAAGTTCTATCAGAATATATCTCATCAAATCTCTTCTTACCGTGTAGGTATGATAATGGTAATAGAAGAGCAAACTTAGACTTAGCAAGTTGCTTTGCTTTTTGTATAAACTCAAAGGCAAGAGAGAATGGTGGATTAGTAATTATAGAGTTATACTCATTATAATCCCATAGAAAGTTAGTTTCTTTATCATAAGCAGTTATCTTATCATCTTCCCAGTATTCTTTTAATACTTTAGTAATAGCACCACCACCACAAGCAGGTTCACATACAGATAATGACTTATCAAAATCTTCTACATCTAAAAACTTGCGAGTAAGAGTATAAGGAGTCTCATAAAAATCAGACTTCTTTCTTTTACCAGTTGCATTGTTAGCACTAAAGTTTTTACCCTTTGGCATTTAATATATGCTCAATAACATTTACAGCAGTATTATACAGTCTATCATATATTTCTTGAGGTGTCCATGTTTCTTCTCTTATCCAAATAGATGCTATCTTATCCTTATGAAATGTATAATCTTCGTTACGAGGTTCATATTCAGTCATTACATCTAATCTATCAATAATAGATGATCCTTCCTTAAAATCACAACCAGCAGCAAATAATTGATAAGGAAAATAATTATAAGGTTTAAAATAACATTTCAACTCTAAATAATTTTTTGCTGCTCTTTCAATAGCATTTCCTAATGATTGTGGTTTTTTACCTTCCTCTTCCCTTTTATCATTAGTTCCTTGTTGTTTTGCTTCACCTACAAGAATAGGGTATTCAACTCCATTAAGAATAAGATAGAGAATCCCACCATCAGGTTGAATATATGGATCATCTGATTCAGGTTTCCAATTAAGTTTACCTAAATTTTTAGCAATTTCTCTTTTATATAATCTCCTTTTTAACTTAAATGTAATATGAGGATACTTTTCTTGCAATTCTGCAATAAGAGTATTTGCTGTTGTATTATAAAGATTATGTTCTAATAATCTTGCTTTTCTATTATATGTACCAGAACCACCACCAAATCTAGTGGCAGTCTGTCTTAATCGATCACTTTGAGTCATAATAAAATAATTTTAATTTTAAACTGCTACTTTGTCAAGTCTCTCCATTCTTTTAAAACTACCTTCCATATTATAAAATAACTTATAATTCTCTGTTGTTACATAATGTCCTGTAATATCACTACCATCACAGTTCCAACCATATGCTATGACTCTCTCATCATTGCCATCAATCCTCATTTTCTTACTGCCATCCAGATAAGAATGGTATCGTTCATCTAAATTAAGCATGATTTTAGGAGTAATGTGAGGACATTCTAACATATGTTAGGTCTAGTATCTATAAACTTTATACTCTCTTTATGTTTTGGGACATCTTTCTGTTACAAATGACTCCAATGCTTCCCTCACCTCTTTCTTCTGAATCTCAGTCATATGAACTATTTTTACACTCTCCACATTCTCCATAAACTTATCTACATCAACACACTGTAATTCTATGGTTGCTGCAAATGCTAGGAGTGGAATCATTTCATTACCTCCCAATGATCGTCTGAATATTCATTAAGACAAAAAGAATAATTTCCAGAAATAGACTCAACAAATATCAGTCCATCTCTACGTTCATTCACCCTACAACTATGTAGTTGTCTCATATCATTAACAAATCTATCCTTTGCTTGTCTACTCTTTGGTTTAACACAAATAAATTCCTTTTTCATTATGAGAACCTCAAGATAGTAAGAGCACACAATCTAACACCCCAATTCATAAAGATGATGAATGAAGTGACGAAAATCAGTTTCTCTTTTGAAGAATAATTCACAAATCAATACTAAACTATTAATAGTATATAAAATCTCAATGACTAATGCAAGTGGTCGTGTGACAGTTTGATAAGTGGTCTATGTAGTTCTCTTAATAAAACCACCAAGAGCTGGAGTAGCAGAAGCATGAGATCTCATATTTTCCAAATCCCATGTAGTACCAGGTACTTGAACTGGTGATGAATATGCTGTTGTATTATTAACTCCAAAGTCTCCTCGAGTATTATATTCACCCCATGACCATAATGTTCCATCAGTTTTGGTTGCACCATACCCTCTAGCACTCATAACAGTGGCAATATCCCATGTAGTATCAGAACCTATTTGAACTGGTGATGAATATTCTGTTTGATTATTCTGTGCTAATTGTCCACCACCATTATATCCCCATCCCCATGCTGTTCCATCAGTTTTGGTTGCTATTGCAGAGTATGCTGCAGATGCTACACTTTTCCATGTAGTACCAGGAAGTTGAACTGGTGATGAGTATTTTACTCCTGGTCCTTGGTTTAATCCTAATTTTCCATAATCAGCAGCACCCCATATCCACATTGTATTATCACTTTTTATTGCAAAAGCAGATGAGTCTGCCGTACCTGCTATTTTGTTAGTCCATGTAGTACCAGGTATTTGAACTGGTGATGAATATGTTGTTAAACTATTAAGTCCCAATCTACCATTAGAACCAATACCCCATGCCCATAGTGTTCCATCAGTTTTAATTGCCCAAGTGCTATGACTTCCGCTAAATGGACCTGCATAATCCCATGTAGTACCAGGTATTTGAATTGGTGATGATTTATTCTGACCAGGTCCTTCGTTTAGTCCTAATTGTCCATAGTAACTGCCACCCCACACCCATAGGGTTCCATCAGTTTTAATTCCATAACCACTTCTATAACCTAAAGCACCTGCATTATCCCATGTAGTACCAGGTATTTGAACTGGTGATGAATAAAATACTACATTATTTTGACCCAATGATCCATCAGTATTATGACCCATTACCCATAATGTTCCATCAGTTTTAGTCGCCGCTACATTAAAAGCCCCTCTAATACCTTGAGACCAATTATTTTCAGAACCTACTTGAACTGGTGATGAATATGATGTTCTATTATTCTGTCCAAATTGTCCATATTCATTATATCCCCACATCCACAATGTAGAAACATAAGTTTTCACACCAAATGTATATGCTGTTCCAACATAATCTACATCACCACCAGTATTAGTAAATGCACCTGATGGGTAACTGATATGATATGTTTCACCACTATTCAAATTACTTGAAGGATTAATTATTGCTTTCCTACCTTGAATAGTAACATCACTACCAACAGCAAAGTTTTCTACTGTTGTACCTGCTGCTCCTGCATTAGTAGCAATACTTAGAGTTACGTTACCACTACCTGCTAATATCCTATGGCCAAATGTTATTCCAATACCTGTATTTTTTGTTATTATACTATCATTCACATCAGGATTATATGCTAAAGGAGCAATAGTCATTGCCACTCCAGTCATAGATGAACCATCACCCTCAAATGTAGTAGCAGTTACAACACCAGTAATATTCAATCCACCTGCATTGATAGTCACACCACTACCAATGACTGTTGATGTTGCTGTTAAGAACCCT